AGTACAAAACCACGAAAGCCTATCTGACATACCTATAACCGAGCTAGATTCTTCATTGATTCCATCTCTATTTAGTTGTAAAAATGATAGGCATGGTAATTTATACTGGATACATAAATCATTTAATTCAGTTAGCTGAAATCCTAATACTTGATGTTCTTGTAGGGATGATGATATTCCTTTGGCATTCATTAATTTAAAATAATCGTATATTAATAATCCATTATTCCCCATTCCAACATTACGCATAAACCATCTACGAACAATGGATAATATGTCTTTAAAATCACGACCAGCAACACTAATATATTTATACGGTAAGGATTTTAATTCGCTGCCCGCATCTTTTATTAAGAGTTTTTTTCTAGAATCTTTTACATATTGTCCAGTTTCTATCTCATCTTTTGAAATCCTCGATAATTTAGCTAACATTCTATTCCAGTGTTCTTCAATTTCCATTTCTGTATCTAGTAAAAGAACTGGTATATTCAAGTTTTTTGATACATAGATTGCGGTATTATCTGCAATACTACTCTTTCCAACTTTTGCTCTTGCTCCTATTAGAGTAACGCCCGTTCTTACTCCACCACCAATTGATTGGTCATATCTTGGATATCCAGTGGGTATTCCCATTGATTGGGTTGGATTTTCTTCTAAATATTTTATATAATCTTCTATTCCATTGCCAAAAGTTACTGGTTCATTACTATTATCTGTCAAAGAATTACTAATCTCATAGATATTATTTTCTGCTATTCCTATAATATCTGATAACGATTCATCACCCCGAATTTGTGATATTTTACTTTTAGAATCTTCTAATTTTATTAAAAGTTTTCGAGCAATTTCTAATCGTTTTATTCTTTTAGCAAAGTCTCTAACATTAGATAGTTCTACCTGTGTAGAAATTATTGCTTTGAGATGTTTTTTTTCTAAGGACTTTTCAAAGAATGATTTGAACCCAAGGGAGTTAGCAACTGATATAATAGTTAAAATATCTATAGTTTTAGGTTGACTATCTTTATAGATATGGTTTAAACAGGTAAATAAATATTGATTAGACTCTATTGTGAAAGATTGACTATTTAGAAGATCGCTACAATCAATGTATCCATCTAATCCGTGCTGAATTATTCCAGCTAAAACGCCCCTCTCTGAAGCAGCATCACTTAAAAGCATAATTTACCCCTGTCCACAACAACTACTGCAACGATATTTTACTTTATCTCCATAATATAATGTAGATGCAATTACTTCTTTTTTAGAACACACCCCGCATGTTACTTTAACAAATCCAGCCTTTGGTCTATGATGAATATTTCCAGGGGCACCAAGATGGGGTTTTATAGAAACTCTTAGCTCTGGAGAAATACTGAAATCATCATTAAACTTATTTTGCCTTGGTTTTGCTACAAATAGCTCTTTTCTTCCATAATTTTTTTCTTTTTCTTCAACTAGTTGTTTGCCAGTTTTGAGCTCTTCTGTCGTCACATTTCCCGGTGGCGGCATTTTAACAATATTTTTTATATACGGTTCTAAATCTGGCTTAGGTTCCGGCGGTGGTGGAGGAAGAGTTGCTGTTTGCTGCTGTTTAATCAAATCTATTAAAATATCCAGTTTTTCTTCTACGTCGTTTTGCCGCTGTGTTAGTGTTTTTTTCTTAGTCATTTATTTCTTCTTTATATTTATATGCGACTAATATTTTTGTAAAACTTCTTCTATCCATTTCTTACTCCCATAATTCCCGAATAAATCTTAGAATGAAACGATACACGTGTCGATAAAAAATCTATCGTGTTTAGTTTTGCCCTTGCCACCCCTTGTATCTGATATAGTTTTCTGGTATAGTCATTTGCTTTTATTGCCTTCATTTTCCGTTCTTGATATGAGTATCCCTGATATTGGTCTACTTGATCTGCTATAGTTATATTAATTAAACTTTCAGCCCAGTCAATCGTTGATTTTTGTGTATTTTGTTCACTTTGTAAAAACATAGCAAATCTACTCAAAATAACGGCAGCTTCTGCATTTTCATCTCTAGAAAGCTTCTTAATCTTTCCCGCTTCTATATTCAGGTAGAAATCTACTTTAGACTCTTTTTTGTAAGTTGGTAGATTGAGTGAATTCTTATAATCCTGTAACATCTTATCCACACGAGACTTATGCTCTTCAGCTAGTGAGGATTGCTCCCCATTCTTTTTGTCTATCATAGGGAAATACCACTAAACGAATTTTGTTTAAATTGCACCACTGCTCCTTCTTCAGATCTCGATTCTGTGATTTATAATATGCTAGTTTGTCATTAAAGAAATGAGGGTTGAACTTATAGTGTTGTTCACCATGGACCTCGATTGCTAAATTTTTATTACAAATATAAAAATCTATATATAAGCTTTCACCGGGAATTGGAACTTCTTCGGCAATTAGATACATAGAAAATTGTAACTTCAACAGTGCTCTAGCTTTAAGGTGAAGTTGTGATCTAGGTCTTTCATCATTGGATTTTGGTAGATATTTTGATAGATTTAAAAAATGTTGTTTACCGCTAAGATCTTTTACAAACATTATCATTCTATATTTTTTGATTTTATCCAGAATAAAAATTTTTGTTTATTATATTTATCTTTTTTACTAAGATTCTCTAATTTACATGGAACTTTCACATCAATATCTCCTTAATTTTAGTTTCTAAAAGCATATAAGCCTCTGAATTTTTTAGTAGGAACTGATACATCTTCTCTTTTCCCTGTATTATAAATTCTTTCTTATCTTCAGATAATTTATCTAAAAATGGAGAAGTGATCCATGCACCCTTTTGTACTAAGATTCCACAATCAAGACCAATATTCATAACTTCATACATCTTATCTAATCCAATGCCATATCTTATAAATCCCGTAATTTCATTTCCTGGGCCACAAAGCGGGGAACACTCACAAATCCAAGTAAGTTCTTGACCAACTGGTTTATCACTATTTTTAACAAAGGAGAATTTCTTAATCTTAAGTTTAGTATCAGTAATATACCGAATCGCATTTCCAGATTTTTCTACCATGCTAGCACCATATCCGGAAGGATTCGCTTGTAATTGTAAGATACAGATAAATATAACATCTTGGACCGGCAATAAATTAGAAATCTTACGACAGAATTTTGCTAATAACTTAGGACCATCCGCCCGTTGCATTTCATCCATTCCAGCGGTTAGTTCCGCATTGGTACAAATAGCACCGGCACTATCTAAGATGATTACGCATCCAGGATGACTCTTAATTAGATGTTCAGCAATAGCTAGATATTTTTCGCCCGTTAGAAGATTTCCTTTTTGAGACTCAATAATTGTAAATCTCTTTGGATCTAATCCTTTAATTCCAAGGAGGTCTCTACTACGGAGCCTAGCCTCTACATTTAAATAATAAACCCATCTATTACCATATTCGGATTTTTGACAGTTGGATGCTATAGATAAAGAGGTCAAGCTTTTTCCAGCTTTTGGGGGACCAGATAATGTGATGAAAGACCCACTAATAATACCCCCTGTAATTAGGTCAAGTGCGGGTGAAATTGGAATGACTTCCTGTTTCTTACTTACTAAGTCAAATCCTGTTGTGAGTTTAACTCCATAATCTTTTGATATTTCTTTTTTAATTTTTTCCAGTGGATCAATAATAGGTTCAGGCTCTACCGTTTTAGTTTGACTCATAATTCATCCTTAATACTATGCTTAGCAAATCTTTTACGGGGCTTCGTATCTTTAGATACAGGCTTTTTATTCCAAGTTTTTGACAGAGATTTCAGTGTTTCATCATATTTCTTCTGCTCAATTTTAATAAGTGGTTCTAATATAAAATTAGCCCCTAATGAATACACGTTTCTCGTTTCACGTTTATTGAGAGATTTAACAATGGGGGCAATATCGTATTTTTTTAGTAGCCTATTAGCATGTAAGATTTGAAGCTTAAACGTCTTCTTCCATTCCGGAAGATTCCAGAATTTATTAGGCAAGGCTTTTTTATCTTTTTTCGCTACTTTTTCACAAACAAGTTCTACTAAATATGCGGCAGGAGTTATCCAACCTCCACCATGACGAGATTCAAAACAGCACTTATCCGTTCTTTTTGTAGCCATAATTTTTAAAATATTCTCCTATGTCAAATAAATCTTTAGAAGTTAATGACTCATTCTAGGAAATTTCTTCTATCATTCATGATAATTCCTTATTAAAAGTTTCTCGTACCTAGAAACGGGACGCACTTCTTTTCTTTCGGGAATATGTGTTAATCCCGGTAATCTCCACCAATTTACATGAACAAGGTTGCCACGTAATTTGCCTACCACATAATAATTATGAGGAGTTTCCCCAGGATGGGCGGATAAACCCTTAGAAAATGTATATCCATCAGCGGAACCGCTGATTTTTATGGTATTGTTATTATAATTGAAAGATAGTTTTACAATTGACAGGTTGTTACTTTCAACGTAGTTTTTGAGGTCTAACCATATATGACCATTATTAAGGTTAAGATGATTCCAAAGTTGATCGTCTTCATGAAATACTGAGTTATCTGAAAGTTTTACTGTCCAACACAAGATAATCCCCTAATTAAATATCATCATTTATAATATTCATCACACATAATTCCTTGATTATTTTATTTTATGAATATTATTTTTATATTTAGTTTCTAGGGATGTTTGTTCTTTTCTTCTAAGATCACTATATTCTGATGCCCCTTCTGTTAAAATCGTTACACCTTCAATATGTTCTTTATTTTCAAGACTCATCATCTTTTCCATACGACTTTTCTCCGTAGCATTCTTAACCTTGGTGATTTCATCCTTTCTCTTATCACTCAATGTTTCTAAATACTTGTTTATTTGTGGAACGGTCCTATGTATATCATCTGCTATAACTTCAATAGATAATATTTTAATTTGACTATCAATATAGAATTTTTCGGATTTTGAGAGTGGACCTCTTCGTCTTTCAGCCATTGATATTTCTCCTATTTAATTTTGTGGATGTCACTATTATATTTTGTATCTAATGATAATTCTGCTTTTGTAGGATTTACATTCTCATAGGCATTAATATTTTTCCTTTGTTCTACAGCACGTAGAAATCTAGGATTTTTAGTTTTAAGAAACTTAATATAGATATCAAAAGTAGGCCGAGAAACTTCTCTAAATTTCCAGTATTTATCTCCCATTCGCCTATTTTTACTTGCCATACCCGTTTCTTTATTTGTTGGATCAAATACTTCACCACGCTTTCCAACCATGATATGAAAGAAATATTTATCGTTTAAAATAGATAGGACAGCATGAATATCTTTAGGAGGATCTAATATTTCACCCATAGGAAGAAACTCTGTCATCACAGAAGTTCCACAACTATTAAAATAAGTTCTAGAAATTGATTCTTCTTCGATCTCGGTTAGTCTTCCGGTTTTTGGATTAATAAAACTCATTATATTCTTCCCGTCTTAATATAATTTTCTTTTTCTTTTTTCGTAGCTCGTTGTACCTTCTTTTTTTTTGGTTTGTCGTCCCTATACCATGGACGCTTAGTACTTAGTTCAACCCTTTCCATTCCAGAACGTAGTTCCGATGGATGTTTATATGATCTATCATTTTGTGCCCTCTTTAT